GATCGCCGGAAGAAGCCGTGGACTACAACACGGAACGGGCGAAGCTGGCGCGGGCGAAGCGGGAGCGGGAAGAACTGGATCTGCAACTAATGCGCCGGGAGGTTCTACAGGCGGCGGACGTGGAAAAAGTCATGGTGGAAATGCTTCTGCGGTTCCGCCAGAAGATCCGCAACATTCCGGTAAAGCAAAGTCCGGCGCTGGCGGTAGAAACGGATCAAATGGAAATATTCCAGGCGCTGAAACGGGCAACGGATGAAGCGTTAGAAGAACTGGCAGACTTTGACGGGCTACTTGCGGAAATGGAGGAAAGAACGCTGGATGGAGGAACAGGCGAAAGCGGTATTTAAGCGCATTTTCGCAAGGCTGAAACCGCCGCCGGAAATGCGCCTGTCAGACTGGGCGGATCGGTATCGCCGGATACCGCAGGGGGCGGCAGAGCCGGGGCGCTGGCGAACGGATAGAGTGCCGCATATGCGGGAAATCATGGACAGCATTTCGGACGTGCGGATCAGAAAAACTGTGGTTATGTCTTCCGCCCAGGTGGCAAAATCGGAAACACTGGTAAACGTAGTGGGGTATTATATGCACTATGACCCGGTTCCGATCCTGATGATGCAGCCCACAATTACGATGGCGGAAAGTTTCTCTAAAAACAGGCTGGCAAAATCCATACAGGAAACGCCAGTGTTGCGGGGGATGATAAGCGATCGGCGGGGAGCGGGAAATACCATACTGGAAAAAGTATTCCCCGGCGGAAGTATCGCCATTGTGGGAGCGAACAGCCCTTCTTCCCTTGCTTCCCGGCCCGTGCAAGTGCTGCTGGCGGACGAAGTGGACAGATACCCGGCCACGGCGGGAACCGAGGGCGATCCGCTTTTCCTTGCATCCGAACGGCTTACAACCTTCTGGAACAGCAAGGAAGTATATGTGTCCACGCCGGGAAACAAGGGCACTTCCAGGATAGAATTAGAATACCAGCACAGTTCACAAGGGGAATGGAACGTGCCGTGCCCGCATTGCGGGGAATTGCAGCCGCTGACGTGGGAAGGGGTTGTGTTCGACAAAGACAATCTGGACACAATCCAGTATTGTTGTAGCAAGTGCGCGGCGCTGGCAACGGAAGCGGAATGGAAAAAGGGGTTTATAAACGGAAAATACATACACGCAGATCCAGAAAATCCCGTGCGTGGTTTCCACCTTAACGCCCTGGGATCAAGTCTGGCCCGCTGGCGGGACATTGTGGAAAAGTTCCTGCTTGCGAATGAGGAAAAGAAGAAAGGCAACATAGAAGAATTGAAGTCCTGGACAAACACGAAAATGGGTCAGACGTGGGAGGAAGAAGGGACGGAGGTTGACGAAAGCGCTCTTATGAAGCGCCGGGAACGCTATAATTGCGAAGTTCCGCCGGAAGTCCTGTACCTGACAGCGGGCGTTGACACGCAGGACGATCGCTTTGAAGTGGAAGTGGTAGGCTGGGGCGTGGACTATGAAAGCTGGGGCATAAAGTACGCGGCCATTTACGGGGATCTGAAACTGGATCAGGTATGGAAAGACCTGGACGCTTTTCTTTCCCAGACGTTCACGAAGCCGGACGGAACGAAGCTGAAAATTATTTGCGCCTGCATGGATATAGGCGGACACTTCACGAACCAGGTATACCGCTTCTGCAAGGCGCGGTATGCGCGGGGCGTGCGGGCCATAAAGGGCAGCAATGACAGTCAAGCGGCCTATATCCAGAAACCGACAAAGAACAACCGTGAAGGGGCATATTTGTTCATGCTGGGCGTGGATACCGGAAAAAGCCTACTTCTGCAACGCCTGTTACTGGAAGACGAAGGGCCGGGCTACTGCCATTTCCCAAAGGATGAAGGGCGGGGCTATGATGAAAGTTTCTTTATTGGCCTGACGGCAGAAAAACAGGTGCTGACATACAAAAAGGGGCGGCCCGTGTTTGAGTGGAAAATAAAAGACTATAAGCACAAGCGAAACGAAGCGTTAGACTGTAGGAACTACGCGGCGGCGGCTATTGAGATCGCGCAAGTGCCGCTGAAAAAACGGGAAGAACAACCGCAGGTGAAGAAAAAGCGGCGGAAACGCCGGACAAGTGGAGGGATCATATAATGCCGGGAATTACTCTTGAAATCGCACAGAAACACCTTGACGCATGGTTAGAAGCGGAACTGGCCTGTACCACGAACCAGTCATACACGATCGGCAGCAGAACTTTGACGCGGGCAGACCTGGCGGAAATCAGGAACACGATCAAGTATTGGGCGGATATGGTGGCGCGGCTGGAAGCGGCAAAGAAGTTCGGCGGGCGCAACCGGGTAAAACGGATCATGCCCAGGGATTTATAAAAGATTGCCCGCCATTGCCCGTTTTTTCCGCTATAATTAGTAGCGTGAAAATCTGAATAGACAGACACGAACAGGAAGGAGCGCCCGCAGGGGCGCTTCTTCCTGCTGTTTAAGGGGGTGTATGCGTGGGGGTAATACAAAGGGCCATTGACGGCGCGATCGCCGCCATAAGCCCGCAAAAGGCGCTGGAACGTGCGGAAGCGCGGCAGCAGCTGGCGCGGACGCGGGTAATCAATACAGGATACAGCCATTACGGGGCCAGCAGCTACAAAAAGGAAATGGCCGGATGGATCTACAACGGCGGATCTTCCAGGGAGGACATAGAAGACAACCTGGACGTGTTGCGCCAGCGTTCCCGCGATCTGTATATGGGCGTGCCGCTTGCCACGGGCGCGATCAAAACCATGCGCACAAATATTGTGGGCCGGGGCTTGAAACTGAAACCAACGATTGATCGGGAAGTCCTGGGGATAGATGCAGACGCGGCGCACGCGCTGGAACGGCGGATCGAAAAAGAATGGGAACTGTGGGCGGATACGCCGGACTGTGACGCGGCCCGCATTGATAATTTTTGTGAACTGCAACAGCTGGCGTTTGTGTCGTGGCTTGTGTCCGGGGACTGTCTGGCCCTTCTGCCCGTGAAGAAGCGGACGGGGCAGCCCTACGATCTGCGGGTGCGGCTGATTGAAGCGGATCGGCTGTCAAGCCCCGGCGGGTTTGACACGATGGACGATCGCATAATCGGCGGCGTGGAAACGGACAGCACGGGGGAAGTGATTGCCTATCACTTTTCAAAGCACCATCCTTTATCCCTTGCAAGTCAGCCTATGGAATGGGTGCGCGTCCCGGCCTACAGTCCGGCTTCCGGGCGGCGGAACGTGATCCATATCATGAACCGGGAGCGGATCGACCAGCGGCGCGGCGTTCCCTTCCTGGCCCCCGTCATTGAAGCATTAAAGCAGCTGGGGCGCTACACGGACGCGGAACTTGTGGCGGCGGTGGTAAGCGGCCTTTTTGCCGTGTTTGTCGAATCGGAAAACGCGGACGGCGGAATGGAAGGTGCGATCGGAACGAACGTGCCGGACGAAGACCGGGTGGACGATGAAGACGAAACAACGGTGGAGCTGGCCCCCGGCGCTGTCATTGACCTGCAACCGGGAGAAAAGGCCCACGCGGAAAGCCCAGGGCGGCCAAACGCAAACTTTTCCGGGTTTGTGGAGGCGGTATGCAGACAGATCGGCGCGGCCCTGGAAATCCCCTATGAACTGCTGCTAAAGCACTTCACGGCCAGTTATTCCGCAAGCCGGGGGGCGCTGGAAGAAGCCTGGAAAATGTTTCGTATGTACAGAACGTGGCTGGCGGCGGACTTCTGCCAAGTCATTTACGAAGAATGGCTGGCGGAAGCCGTGGCGAAAGGCCGCGTGAACGCGCCGGGATTCTTTTCCGATCCGCTGTACCGGAAAGCCTACAGCAAAGCGGAATGGAACGGCCCGGCCCGTGGGATTCTTGACCCGGTTAAGGAAGTGACCGCAGCGGAAAAGCGGGTTAAAAATGGATTCTCCACGCGGCAGTCTGAAACTATGGAAATGACCGGATCGGACTATTACGCAAACGTGGAACAGCTGAAACAGGAAGAAGAAAAATTAAGGGAGGTAACGCAAAATGCCGCAGGGAGCCAACAGCCCGCAGCAGGGGCAGACGGGAAACCCGTACCAGGTGACGGAAAATAGATTCTGGAATTTCGTCCCGGCCACGGGCACGAAGCCGCCGGAAATGCTTTTGTACGGCCCGATCGCCAGTCAAAAAAGCTGGTGGGAAGACCGTGTAACCCCGGCCCAGTTCAACCAGGAATTAGCCGCTATCGGGGACGTGGAAGAACTGGTGGTGCGGATCAATTCCCCCGGCGGTGACGTGTTCGCAGCGCACGCAATCTATTGCCGCTTGCGGGACATTGACGCAAAAATCACAGTGAAAATTGACGGGTGGGCCGCCAGCGCGGCCACGATCGTTGCAATGGCCGGGGACGTTATCCAGATCCCCCGGAACGGCGTTTTTATGATCCATGACCCGGCAATGACCGTATGGGACACCTACAAGGCGGCGGACTTTGAAAAGCTGGCCCAGGAATTGAAGGTGATCAAACAGTCCATTGTGAACACCTACGCGGGCAGAACCAAAATGAAGGACGAAGACATAGCGGCCATGATGCAGGAAGAAACATGGTGGACGGGAGATCAGGCCGTGGAAAAGGGCTTCTGTGATTCCATCATGTTTGAAGCGGAGCCGCAGACGGTGATCGAGAACGCCCGGAAAGTCATTGTCAATTCTGTTCCGCTGGATCTGTCACGGTTTAAGACCGTGCCAACAATGTTGTTAAACAGCCCGGCCCAGGGCGGTTTGCAAAATACTATTGAAGAACCCAAAGACCAAAAAGGAGGAAAAGGAACTATGGACGAACAGATCAAGACCGTGCCCGCCCTGGAAGCAAAATACCCGGATCTGGTGAACCAGATCCGCACGGAAGCCGTGAACAGCGAGAGGGAGCGGATCAAGAGCATCATGGACACGGCCCCGGCGGGGTATGAAAGCATCGTGGAAGATGCCCTGTTCAAAACCCCCGTGGACGCTGGGCAGGTGGCCTTGAAGATCGTTGCCGCCCAGAAGCAGGCGGGCGCAAAGTACCTGGCCGCAGTTGCAAAGGATGCCGCCGCGTCCGGCATGGACGGCGTGGAGCCGGGCGGAACGCCTATGGGCGGCGGGGACGATGGCAAGAGCATCTTTGACAGGGCCATTGAGGAAGTTCTGTAAAGAGAAGGGAGGAAACGAAAGTGGCGAATCTGATCGAGCGGCGGGAGTACACGCCGAAAAGGTTTTATGCCGGGGAGTTCCCCGCCGTGCCGGAAACGGGAACCGCTGGCGGCGCTATTGCCCTGCATGACCTGGTTATGTCCAGCGATACCGGGATCGTAAAGGCAACCAAAGAGGGCATTGCAAACGTGGTGGGCATTGCCGTAAGCGAGGCCGCAGCGGCGGGCGATCCCGTTGTGTACATTCTGACCGGGGAAGTGTTTGCGGATTCCGTGGGCCTTGACGGAATTACCGTGGACGAAGCAAAGGCGGCGTGCCGGAAGCTGTCTATTTTCTTGAAGTAACGAAGGAGGAAAAGGAAAAATGCCTAACAGTGTAAGCATTTACGAACCCCGTACCATGATGGGCGTGATCAGGAAAATGCCGCCCGCCCACACCTTCTTCCGCAGCACCTTCTTTTCCCATGAGCAGACGTTTGTAACAGAAACCGTTGACATGGATTTTAAGAAGGGCGCACGGAAGCTGGCCCCGTTCGTGTCCCGCGTGGTAGGCGGGAAGATCGTGCCGAATACCGGGTACGAAACAAGGACGTACAAGCCCACGCTGATTGCGCCGGATAAGATCACGACCATTGACGATCTTCTGGATCGGCAGCCCGGCGAACAGCTGTACAGCGAGAGAACACCCGCCCAGCGGGCCGTAATCAAAATGCGGGAAGACTTCACGGAACTG